CTTAAGAATAGGCGGTCCGGGTTTTCTTTCATGGCCTCAGGAGAGGTGGTTAACTTGGCAACCATATCAAGTGACTCAAGGTATGGTATATTATCCAAGTCTGGACCTGATGCCAAGTCCATGTTCACAGATAAGGTGGTACCCATATCGGTTAATTACCCCTTCTTTTTCAAGCCGACCCAGGACGGAATGGACCGTCCAAAGACCGAGCTTGCCTATCGTGTCCCCGCCACCAAGTATACCAGAAGAAAACTTACCTCGCCCAATACAGACGAAACCTTACAGGACGAACTTCAGGGTTTGGACACCACCATCGACTGGAAGAACACCGGTGATAACTCCTACGACGGGGAGAAACTCAAACTCCTCGTACATGATGAATCGGGGAAGTGGGAACGTCCCAACAACATCCTCAACAACTGGAGGGTCACGAAGACGACACTAAGATTAGGTAGTAGAATAGTTGGTAAGTGTATGATGGGTTCAACATCAAATGCTTTAGACAAGGGTGGTGATAACTTTAAAAAATTATACTATGATTCAGATGTTACCAAAAGAAACCGCAATGGACAGACTCGCTCAGGATTATATTCTTTGTTCATACCTATGGAATGGAACTACGAAGGATACATCGATTCTTATGGAATACCTGTCTTCCAAAATCCAAGAGAGAAAACTTTTGGACCATATGGAGATGAAATTAAAGACGGAGTTATCAACTATTGGAACAATGAAGTCGAAGGTTTAAAATCTGATCAAGACGCTTTAAATGAGTTTTATAGACAGTTTCCACGTACAGAGCAACATGCTTTTAGAGATGAAACAAAACAAAGTTTATTTAACTTAACAAAAATATACGAGCAAATAGATTATAACGAAGAAATTAAAAGATCTGCTATTATTACAAAAGGTAGCTTTCAATGGCGTAACGGCGTGCAAGATACAACTGTAGAGTTTATGCCAAATAATAATGGTAGATTTAAAATTAGCTGGATACCTGAAACTAGCATGCAAAACAGGATAATAACTAAAAACGGTGTTAAGTTTCCTGGCAATGAACACGTTGGTGCATTTGGTTGTGATAGTTATGATATATCAGGTACAGTTGATAGATTAGGTTCTAATGGTGCTTTACATGGTGTAACTAAGTTTAGCATGGAAAACGCACCACCTAATAGAGTGTTTTTAGAATACGTTGCTAGACCTCAAACAGCTGAAATATTTTTTGAAGATGTGTTAATGGCTATTGTGTTTTACGGTATGCCAATACTATGTGAAAATAATAAACCAAGATTATTATATTATTTAAAGCGTAGAGGTTATAGAGGTTATTCTATGAACAGACCTGATAAAGTTTGGAATAAATTATCTGTTACAGAAAAAGAAATAGGTGGTATACCAAACTCAAGTGAAGATATTAAGCAAGCGCATGCCGCTGCAATAGAAAGTTATATTGAAAACTACGTAGGACAATTAGGTGATAACTACGGTGATATGTTTTTTAATAGAACTTTAGAAGACTGGGCTAAATTTGATATAAATAATAGAACTAAATTTGATGCTTCAATAAGCTCAGGTTTAGCTTTAATGGCTTGTAATAAAAATTTATATAGACCAGTTCAAGAAAAAACAATAAAATCAATTAATCTTGGTATTAAGAAATATGATAACCAAGGTGTTAGATCACAAATACTATAAACATGATTAAAAAAGGTATAAAAACCTCTTTTCCTAGCCAAGCTGTTAGCGATGAAGAAAAGATGAGTGCTGAGTACGGTGCTAAAGTTGGTTCAGCTATAGAGCATGAGTGGTTTAGTAACAATGAAAACTCAAATAGATATACTACATTTAAAGAGTCATTTCACTCATTAAGGTTATATGCAAGAGGTGAACAGTCTATTAAAAAATATAAAGATGAATTATCTATTAACGGTGATTTATCATATTTAAATTTAGACTGGAAACCTGTGCCTATTATACCAAAGTTTGTAGATATAGTTGTTAATGGCATGGCTGATAGGTCATATGATATTAAAGCATATTCACAAGATCCTGCTGCTATAAAAGAAAGAACTGATTATGTAAATGATATAGTAGATGATATGGATGCTAAAGGTTTTAACGATCAAATAGCACAAAGCTTTGGTATTGATATGACTAAAACTGATCAAGAAACTTTACCAAAATCTACTGAAGAGCTGCAACTACATATGCAACTAGATTATAAGCAAAGTATTGAAATAGCTGAAGAAGAAGCTATTAATAGTGTTTTTGATGCTAATAGATACGAGCATATATCAAGAAGAGTTAATCAAGATTTAGTTACTATAGGTATTGGTGCTATGAAAAACTCATTTAATAAATCAGAAGGTATTAAAATACAATATGTTGATCCAGCTGATTTAGTTTATTCATATACTGATTCACCTTATTTTGATGATATATATTATGTTGGTGAAGTAAAACAAATATATGCTAATGAGCTTAAAAAAGAGTTTCCACAAGTAACTGATGAAGAAATAGAAAGATATAGAGGTTATTCAACTGCATATAGAAAAAGAACTATTGTTAATAAAAAAGGTGATGACAGTAACGCTATAAGTGTATTATACTTTGAATATAAAACTTACATGAGTGAAGTATATAAAGTAAAAAATACAGCTACAGGTGGTCAAAGAGCTATAAGAAAAGATGATGGTTTTAATCCACCTAAAAATGAGGACTTTGAAAAAGTTGAAAGAGTTATTGAAGTAATATATGAAGGCGCTAAAATATTAGGTAGTGGTTCTGATAAACTTCTTAAATGGGAGTTAAAGAAAAATATGATGAGACCTAAGTCAGATACTACTAAAGCTGTAATGAGTTATAGTATATGTGCGCCTCGTATGTATGAAGGTCGTATAGAAAGTTTAGTTAGTCGTGTAACTAGCTTTGCTGATATGATACAATTAACTCATTTAAAGTTACAACAAGTAATGGCTAAAATGGTACCAGATGGTGTTTATTTAGACGCTGATGCTCTAGCTGAAATAGATTTAGGGAATGGTACCAACTATAATCCGCAAGAAGCTTTAAATATGTATTTTCAAACCGGTAGTGTTATTGGTAGATCAATGACACAAGATGGTGATATGAACAGAGGTATAAGACCAGTTACAGAAATAAACTCAAGCGGTAAAAATGGTAAAATAGCTTCTTTAATACAAACGTATAATTATTATTTACAAATGATACGTGATGTGACCGGGTTAAATGAAGCTCGTGATGGTAGTATGCCTGATAAAGACGCTTTAGTTGGTATACAAAAAATAGCAGCTGCTAATAGTAATACAGCTACGAGACATATATTACAAGGTAGTTTATTTATAACTTTATCAACAGCTGAGTGTATATCTATGCGTATATCAGATGTTATAGAATATTCACCTACAAGAGAGTCGTTTATTAAATCATTAGGTAAATTTAATGTAGGTACATTAGAAGAAATGTCTAACTTACATTTACACGACTTTGGTATATTCTTAGAATTAGCACCTGATGATGAAGAAAAACAAAGACTTGAAAACAATATACAAGTAGCATTGCAGCAAAATAGTATAAACTTAGAAGACGCTATTGATATTAGAGAAGTTAGAAACATAAAGCTTGCAAATCAATTATTAAAAATAAGAAGAAAACAAAAGCAAGTTTTAGATCAACAACAAGCTCAACAAAATATACAAGCGCAAGCGCAAGCTAACGCGCAGGCTTCACAAGCTGCTACAGCTGCTGAAATGCAAAAGCAACAAGCGTTGTCACAAGGTGAAGCTCAATTAGAGCAAGTTAAATCTCAACTTGCAATGCAAAAAATGGAAAGAGAAGCTCAAATTAAAAAAGAATTAATGGAGCTAGAGTTTCAAATGAATTTACGATTAAAGCAAGCTGATGTTTCTAGTATTAAACAGAGAGAAAAAGAAAAAGAAGATCGTAAAGACGAAAGAACTAAAATACAAGCTAGTCAACAAAGTGAGTTGATAGAGCAGAGAAAAAAAGACACAGGCCCTAAAAAATTTGAATCAGCTGGATTTGATAATTTAGGTGGCTTTGGCCTAGAGCAGTTTGAGCCTAGGTAATTATTAATTATATAATATTTTATTATGGAAAACACTGAAAAGCAAGAAAATGTTATTCAAGAGGTAGAAACAAAAAAGGTTGAAGCGCCTGTTGAAGAACAAAAACAAGAAGCACCTAAAATTCAAGCTAGAATAGTTGAACAAGAAGGTGGTAATTTTAAAATTAAATTAAAAAAGAAAAATGAGCCCGTTCAAGAGCAAAGCACAGATGAAGTACCTGTTCGCGACGAATCCGACGCTAGCAAAGAAGTTTCTAAAGAAAACAAGCAAGAGCAAGTTGAAAAGCCTGCCGAAGAAGTTAAAGAAACGAAAGAAGAGGTAGTTCTTGAAGAGGTAAAGCAAGAGGAAGTACAACAACAAGAACAAGTTGTACAAGAAGAAATTAAACAAGCTGCAGTTGAAAAACAACCTGAGCCACAAGTAATTGTACCTGAAAACTTACAAGAATTAGTTAAGTTTATGGAAGATACTGGCGGTAATCTTGAAGATTATGTAAGGTTGAATGCAGATTATTCTAAAATAAATGATAATGCATTATTGTTAGAATATTATAAAACGACTAAACCTCATTTAAACATGGAAGAAATAAACTTCTTAATTGAAGATAATTTCAAGGTTGATGAGGAAATTGATGAGCCAAGAGATATTAAAAAGAAAAAATTGGCTTTCAAAGAAGAAATTGTAAAAGCTCGAAAGCATCTTACTGGTTTAAAGGATCAGTATTACAAAGAAGTCAAGTTGGGTTCTAAGTTGACCACCGAGCAGAAAGAGGCAGTAGAATTTTACAATAAATACAAACAAGAACAAACCACTAATAGTGAGATCGAAAAACAACAGCTAGAACGTTTCAAAAAGTCTACTGACTCTGTATTCAATAGTAATTTCAAAGGTTTTGATTTTAATGTTGGAGAAAAAACTTATAGATATAATATTAAAGATGTTCAAGGTGTTAAAGAGTATCAAAGCAACATGTCTAACTTCATAGGAGAGTTTCTTGATGAAAACAACATGATGAGTGATGCAAAAGGTTATCATAAAGCTTTATATGCTGGTAAAAACATAGATAAAATTGTTAAACATTTTTATGATCAAGGTAAAGCAGATGCAATAAAAGAGACTAGTATGAGTGCTAAAAACATTGATATGTCTCCAAGAACTGCTGCGCCTATTGTTGATGCTGGTGGTAGAAAGTTTAGAGTATTAAGTGGTGATGATAGTTCTAGTTTGAAATTTAAAATTAGAAATAAATAACAACTTAAAATTAAACAAAAATG